TATGAATCGATCTGTTTATCACCAACTAAGGTGTATGCAGTTGCCCCATAAACTTCATTGGCTCCTTCGTCATTGATTGTAAAATCAAGTACTGTAACAATCGAACTACCGGGCGAAACGAGAGGCTCATCGCTCGCAGTAATAGCGAACACTTCGTCTACCCCACTTGATGGATAAGTTATAAGCTTATTCGCGTAATTAATTGTTTCCAGGGCGACTGTTCCATTTGGTGTATCTCCCGTAAAAGGAACACCATCTATCGTAATATTCTCGCCTGGGAGGAAAGCATTATTAGGAGTATCCGCTAGAACAAGGGTTACTACATTACTCGCTCTTTCCGCTGAAAGAATAGGGAATGGTAATCGTACCGCATCTGCATCGATAGTGATTGCACCCGCAAATGTCTTTAAACCCTTGCGAGGTTGCCAACCGCCATCCTTGTCCATCCGTCCATTTTGCGACAACGCTACCTCACCAGCCTGTAGCTGATTTGGACGCAATCGACTATTCATTCGTTGGAAAAATACATCCCCTTCAGAAACGAATGGATCATCTAGTTTTCCGTATGATCGATATCTGCTCATGGTGCGGTTGTTTTATACGGATGATTAGAAGGAAGGTCTGTTGTTAGTCCCCACTTATGTGCGAGGTATCCTTCGATCTTATCGGAATTAGATTGAGATACATCTTCTACGAATATCACCTCACCCCAATCGGAGTCTGCGTTGTTTTGATAATCATTTAATTTAACCGTAACTTGGCCAAAATTTGATAGTCCCGACTGTGTGGAATTAGTGTTGTAAGGTGTGCCGTTTAAAGATGCGGTTGCCCTAGTATTAGGTACATCAAGTTCAATAGATAGCATTACCCATTGGTTAAGTAAGTTTGATGAGTTGCTTGTTATGTGCGTCCCTGGACTCATGTACCAATCGCCAGAGAATACTCCGTTACCACTCAAGTTGAACATAATCATCTGATGGGTGGGGTTTGACTTATGAAGAGTAACTAGAGCATCGTGACTATCTGACGCTGTGACCTTTACTACAAAGTAGTATCTATGAACTGCCGACGGGAAGGCTATACTTCTAAATGAAGTTGCATCCGAGTTATTATCGAACCTAAGTATGTTCTTACCATTTTGTGAAGTATTAACGGCTGTAAGCGTACTTCCTCCATCGGCATTAAATGTATAGTTATTGCCCGACTTATCCGCAATGGCTGTGACATTCCCCCCACTCGAAGTAAAGGTTGTCTGATCGTCCATATCGAGCCACAAACGAGTAGTAATTGATGATGGAGTCCAAGCGGCGTTTGTGCTTCCGCTAATCGCAAGTTGCATTTTATCCGCATACGCTTCTCCGATATCGAACATATCGTTTACGCCATTACTATTAGTATCCGAACTTCCTTCAGCCGCTCTACCCACATGGTTTTGCGAAGCACTATGTCCGTAAGTTGCGGCATCTACGATTCCGACATACGCATCTGCATTAGCTACAGGCGTTAAATCCGTACCATATCCGATCTTCGTAATGACGACAGGAAACTGAGAGTTGTTAGATACATTGTACGAGTTGCCAAGGACTGTTCGTACTGCGGAAATTAAAGTATTTAAACCACTAACCGAAGCACCACTCTCGCCTTGCCACCATATCATACCTTTAAAATTCCAAGAATAACCAGCGTTTGTTAGTTTGGTAGTAGCGTCAGAAAGTGCGGCAAGTAATCCACGATAACAATCACCTTCTCGGTTTCCTGTTGCTGTGGTATCCCAATCGGAAAATGATGTACCAGCGTTCAAGGTGGAAGCACCAACTGCGTATTTAATAATACCAATAGGTTGAGTAGTTAGATTGATTGCATTTGCGCGACTTACGAATCCTAACTCAGGGCCGAAGCTATTACTGCCACCAAGGATCGCACTACCATCATCACCTCTTGTACTTCCCGATACTAACGAGGTTGCCCAAGGCGAGTAATATTGAGTAGTCTCGGCATTGCCTGTGCTGTTGTGCCAGGAGGTATAAAAGAGTCCGTCCTGTGTCGCCTGTGCAGACGATAGATCAGAAGCATCAGCGTGACCATGTGCATTCGATTGACCAGCTAATATAAATAAGTCAATGGTCTGATTTGTGATTACTGAATTATCAAATGTACGATACCAGACGCCGTTGTAAAAGTAAGACATCGTAGGAGTTCCGCCAATCGTACCATCGGTAACTAAAGCATTGGTTCCAGCAGAAGCATTTAATGGTAGGTTTGCTTTAGCGTAGGTACTAATCTGTACGCCATCCTGTCCGTCTGCTCCATCCGCTCCATCCGCTCCATCACTTCCATCGGCCCCATCCTGTCCCGCCACGCCTTGTGGTCCTTGAAATTGTGCAAGGTCATTCCACGGAGTCACGCCGTCACCGATCTTTAGAATTTGATTTGTGGTATCGTACCCTGGCTCGCCTTCGGCAAGTATAATTGGGTTAGGACTCGTGACTGCCCACTCACTAGCACTCGATCTGCGTAGGAATATGCGCCTAATACTCACAGGCTTGCGCTACCTCCATCGATATCTGTGGCCTCTACATATTGCAAAGCCGCTCGGCCACCATCAACGATGCCAACAGATGTATCCTCTAGCGTATCGAGCCGTGTATCGTGCAGACTTACGCTCGATTGAATATTACCGAGACTTACCTTAGTTCCAAATGTATCGCTTGCGGTTACCTGGTAATTAGTAAAATCCGAGTCCCTTGTGTACTGCGAACGATCATCCGCAGATATCGACCCAAAGCCTGTTAACTGCATCATCGTAAATTCACCCGTGCCTGGGTTCTTTAACGCAACAGTCTTCACTTTCTGCGGATTTCCTGGTAGAGCTTGATCGACATATAGACGAGGGTCACCGCACCAACTGCTATGCCCAGGAAGGAGTCGAGAGTAGATAAGCCAAAAGTGGCGGCTGTTCCACTCATTCCTGCAACTGATACTCGATCAATCATGTTCATTTATCTTCTGTGAGGCGATGGCCCGAAATAAAAGCCGAGGATTCCCATAAGGGCTGTTTGCCCCATGTATGCCAGGTGTCCACTCGATAGCGTGATTGGGTCTTGGCTGGCTGGCCATGAGACGATTCCAAAGAGTAATTCGGTTCTTCCTTCTCCATGCGCATTAGTAATGGAGAGGAACTCGGCTTGCGGAAATGCGGTGCAGAGCAAGATGCAGAGACACAGAGTGCCAATACCGATAAAAGCAATAATTCTACGAGAAAAATCCCGGAATTCATTATTACCTCCTTTAGCAAATTCAGCTTGGAGTTTAAGAAAGTTTTCATTGGCTCGACTTTCACGGGCAACTTCAAGTTCATGCTTTTGACGGCGATTCTCAAATAGCATTCCAAAGCCACCTTTGAGCATAGCACCAAGAGCCGTACTACCGCCCCCCGTAAGTAACATAAGAAGTATTTCGCCCATTTCACCGAGCTGTCCCGTAGCGGATTTCGTCCATTAAATCTTCGTGCTTACCAACTTGCTTCTCCATAAATAGGAGTCGCATATTTTGCTCTGCATCATCGGGTAATGAACCAAGTTCTCCGCGCGGCCACTTAATGCGAAATTCCGAGTTCATCTTCATCTCATGCTTGAGGCGGAGAATCTCCATCTCTAGGGTATTGAGCCGTGCGTAGATCAGCATGGCCGAGTACACCACGAAGATAGTCCCGCCAAAGACCTTGAGTAAAAACGCCAGCGGTGTCTTTACATTCGTATCCTCGCTGATGTTAGGAGCCATTAGCTAGGATCGCTAGTAGTCCACTCGTCAGTCGCTAGGATCGCTAGTATTTCGGAGTGTGTGTACTCGGTATTACCGCTAAGAAAGGAAGGCTGTTCACCTTCGTATTTAACGAATGTTTGTGTGCCGTCAGTTGAATAACGGAGGGTATCGGCAGAGGTTTCAGCTACTTGCTCAAAGTCTACCGAGCTAACCTCTGATGCGTCTATAATACAATATGTTATCATTATTAAGGAGTCTTTCCTGTCCCGCTAACAATACCATAAGGGGATGCCATGTTGTTAAGTGTACCGTTGTTACCCCCACTTCCTTGGTCGGTGATCGTTGTGCCTGTTCCGTTGTCATCATCTCCCATTCTCCACCAACCAACAGGCGAGTAAGAAGTAAGGTCTGCTGGTACTCCTGAGTTATATATAGCGGTAGCATCTGAGGATGATAATTCAGAATCAAAGATAGCAAACTCGTCAATCAAACCATTAAAACTGTACGCCCCTTTTCCTACATAATTTCCAGTTCCATAACTACCAAGCCCTACACTTCGAGTCGCAGCGTATTCAATTCCATCAATATAAACAGTAGTACTACTTGAAGCTTGAGGATTAACTCCATCGTAGGTTAGTACTAAATGATGCCAGCCTGACGCGAGTGTCGCAGATAGAGTAGAGTTGTTCGTAGCGAAACCTTTGAACTGAGTCGTATCCCCTGTCGGAGCTGATCCAAACCAAACCCCATTATATATTGCGTTGGATCCCGTGGTGTTTGCTAAAGCAATCATAAAACCATTACTTCCATTAGTTTCCAACATACATATAGAAGGATAACTAGCTATATTATCTACATTAAACCAAGCAGATACTGAAAACGCACTTGAGCTATTGATAGTAGTGTTAGTACCAAAGTCCATGTAGTCATTACTTCCGTCAAAATCTACGCTGTAGTCGTTTGTAAGTACACTTCCTCCAAACTGAGCCAATGTCGCATCAATCGCACCCGCAGTAGTCTCAGCCACATATAAGTTCTTGGAGTCCGTAGCAAAGTACATTTCACCTTGCACAGCTTCCTTCTTGAACTTCGACTTGTTCGCATCTGTGCCTGTCTTAAAGGCGATACTAAAGTCTTTTTTGTGAAGTTTATTCATACACCCGTAGCGGTCGGTACAAATTCAGCTAAACTAGCGTCAGCGGCTCCAGCGGTAGTCTCCGCCATGTACAACTTCTTCGTATCCGTAGCAAAGTACCACTCGCCTTGCACACACTCCTTAGCAAACTTCGATTTGTTCGCATCAGTCCCAGTCTTCACCGCAATGGTAAAGTCCTTCTTGTGCAGTTTATTGAGTGCCATGACTTAGCTTGCGGTTCCAGCACCGATGCAAGGACTGCTTGGGCGGAGGCGTAGGTCGCCATTTGCGGAGTCTACAAATTGTGGGTCTGCTTCGATGTTTGTACCTGTGGCTGCGTTGAATGACCCCATCTGATAAAAACAAGAGTTTGTAGAGTTAGCATTTAAAGCGACTGTATTTAGGAACACGCTCGCATCGTTACTCTTCCATATATTGTTCTTCATATCAGTAGGAACCCCAGGGTTCGTGCCGTCTGCGGTTAATGAAGTGACATTGGTAGTTGTAATATCGAAAGAATTTCCCTCAATCGTCCAAGGGCCAACATATCTGAATAACCTTCCACCGCCATCAAAGTTAGCAACTACTACATTGTCCGTGAAAGCATTCGCACTATTTGGGCTGTACCCTTCTAAGATTCCATTATTACCATAATTTATCGCAGTATTTTGAATAATTAGATTCTGCTTTATTATATGTCCTGTAGTTGAATTGAAGGTAGTTATGGGTTTAATTCTACCGCAATCAACAAACTTGAAGCCTATAAGCGATAATCCGTTTCTACCAGCTGAACCTAAAACTAGTGTCGTACTGCTTCCAGTAAAAACCGCACCGTGTAACTCTGTGGATTGGTATGTTATATCGTCCTTGAGAGGGTCAAATGTTGGAGGCGTTCCGTAACTTCCTGGTAAAAAGAAAATAGTATTCCCGCCTGATGCTGCCGCTTCTGCGGTGTTTAAGTTAGTCAAACTGTAGGTTTGTGGATTATCGGCATCTGCCCCTGTTCCTGAGCCTGAGCCTGTTACTGCGAAATAATGATCTGCCATAATATGTGTGTCTCTAAGTTAGAATATTGGTTAAGCGATTGTACCGCCTGAGATTAAGATTGGTGCTGGATTTGCCCCTATGTCGGGAAGATTAAAGCCTTGGCGAATTGGTAAGCCGTTTGCTCCTAACGAGTCGGAGTCTCCGCTGATGACTGAGTAGTTTTCCCCGTTACTCTCTACCTCAATGTCAGGCTCGGTCGAATCCTCGACTACACTAAATCCAAACGAAGCCGCCTTTCTAGCAGAAGGAGTGTTTAGGTAAATGTTAGCTGAGTCGCTCTTTACCAAAAAGTCCAAATTGCCATCCGCATCTGCGATGACCATGACGGACTTTTGCGGATTATCCGTGACCTTGAAACTCTGATTAGGATACGCTCCGATGTGCGGGTTGTCCGTGCCTCGAAGGGCGGTGGTGAGTGGGCCGTCTACATCTGCGGTAGGTTCTGCTGGAACCCAATTTGACCCACCCCATTTAAGAAAGTCAGTAGTGGTTGGTGCAACTGTGCTAGTGTCTACATCCGCTAATACATCAATGCTATCGGTAGGTTGTACCGCACTACCCGCTAATGTTCCTTGTGCCGCAGTTGCGTAGTCGGATGAATCAGTTGATGCCGCTGTTCCTAGGTCGCTAGTCTGTACGGGAGCCGCCAACATTAGGTTTGCGACTGTTACCCCCTTCGTAGTTCCATCAGCGCTACCGCTTGTGATTGTATCCGATACATCGGTGATCGGTAAAATGTCCCCGTCTGCTGGAGTTGCTAGTGGGTCTAGTGCTGAAATTTTCTTATTTCCCATAATTTATTTCCTCTTAATCGAATGCTAAAAATTGCCCGGCTTCTACGAGCAGAAAGTCTTCTGCTTCGGTTTTTATGACTCCATCGGGGCCAGGGTCGCCACCTTCGGGTATGCCACTTGCAGTATGTGGTCGCCCAGCGGTTACATTTAGATCATGCGTTAGCATCTAACGATTGTACGCAATGACACTCCCTGTCGCTAAAGTGATCTCGTCAAACGCGCCGTACAATGCTGTATTTGTGCTAAGGGTGAGCGGAGATGATCCACCTACTATGATATCAGATATGCCTTCAATGTTACCGCTGATACTTGTAATGGTTGTGTTTTCCATAGCCACGATACTAAACCATCTGCCTGTGTGGGATGCTGTATCGGATATGAACTTTCCTCCGTTTAATCCTACTCCTCTATATTCGTTTGCCATAATTAGTAATGTGTTTGGATCGTTGATCCGTAGGTTGTAAATTGTATGTGTTGTTGTTGGCCTTGCTGGCGTTCGAGTTTATCGAGTTCAGCTAGTAAAATACCTTCGGCTTGTTGTTGGATAGCCATTGCTTTATCGAGTTGTCCGTCTGCGGTAAGGTAGTCGGAATAGGCTCCAGCAACGACATACTCAGAAAATATGTACGGAAAATCCGTATCGCTTGACACATAGTCGATGAAGGGTGAGCGATATAATACATAGACAGGTGCTGTGCTTGCACGATTTATGAGTACGATATTTGCGTAGCTCACAGATGAATATTCTATGCGGTAAGGAACCTCACTCGGACTACCCGATGCGTAGGGATCTTTCTCTGTGACTCTTAGTATCTCACCAATACTTGATCCGTAATCAAGTATGCCCATGAGTGTTGCTTTTGCTTCTGCTCCTGTACCTCCTCCACCACTAAAGGTAATAGTTGGTGCGTCCAGGTATCCTGTTCCATTGTTTGTTACTGCAACTCCATTTACTTGTCCATCAGCGTTGATGGTCGCGGTGGCTGTGGCACTCCCACTAACCGATACGCTTGGTGCGCTTGTGTATCCACTTCCTCCGTTTGTGATATCGATTGAGCGTACCTGGATGTCAGGCAACTTAGGTTCGAGGCGTATTGTATCGGGCCATCTCGCCCGTTCCCAAGCTAACCTACCAAAGCGATTAAAACTCCGTACCGCCGCACCTTCCTCTTGTGTAAGAAGGCTATCAACTCCAACCATATGTTTAAGGTTGGTGAGTAGCGTGCTTACGGGTACTTGCCTCATGCGAAACTCTTAGAGTTAAAACTAGGTGTGGTAAGTGTCTTTGATTTAAATGATGGGTTTTTAGATAAGAACCCTTTGATGAATGATTTATCCCCCCAGCATCCTCGTTCCTTTTGATGCCAGCGTAAGTATTCGCGAGCCGGGATGCTTGCTTTGAGTTGTCCAAGTCCATCTGTCTTGGCTACACCCATTGCTTCGTTTTCTCTCATAGCCATTTTTTCCCGCATGACTGATTCGTGTTCTTCGAGGTCAACCTCGTAACGCAAGTAACGATCCAAGTTTTTCATAAACTGAGATCCGTTTCCTTCCTTCCACTTTGGTATGAGTAAATTTGCCATGCTTAATATTTAAAGAGATTAGGGAGAGGCCCGCTACGCAGACCTCTCCCCGAATAATGAACAAACAATTAGTTTATTTTGCCGTGTGCTTTAGGAGCAAGACATGCAAGTCCAGCAATCGTCTCACAGAAACCTCTGCGTCCGCCGCCTTTGTTCTCAAGCTCAGAAGAAGACTCAGCTTTGAGCATATTTACAGCGATGTACTCAGGGTCGATAAGTAAACCAGCATTGGTGTCTACGGTGTCCGAGCCACTAGTCCTATTTAAAAACAAGGATGGTACAATGGCCACACTTCCGAAATCTCCGTCATATAAATTTACTACGAGGGAGATGGACTTGGACTCAGCGGGTTGTGTTACCTGGAAGTTCAACGCTGTGGTTGTACCTTCTTGACGAGCGAAGTTAGAGATATCGCGCTTCAAGGTAGGACCAGCAATCAAGGTAAGTTGTCCACCGGGCATTCCGTTTGCTTCGTACAAGTCTTGAAGCAATCCATTCATGTTAGCTTCAGTAAAAGAACTACTACCAAGGGAAACACTTGCGACTGATTGATAAGCGGCGGGAACATCACTTGGTTGTCCACCTTCACCTAACCATTTAAATAATCCGCGTGTCTTGTATGGGTTAGTTCCATCATCTTGATCACGGTCTTGTGACGAACAAAGTGCGGCTTCAATATCGCGCTTCATTTGCCGTACAGCTTTTCCTTCGGCGTTTGCAAATTCAGAATCCACGCCAGCAACATCGACTAATTCCTGGATGTTTGAGACTTGGTAGTTCTGACGAAATACTTGTACATGATTTCCAAGTTTAGCACGGTTGGCTACTTGGTTAGTAAAGCTAGTCTCGTCAGCACCTTCGAGTACTCCCGCAAATGCTGGGGTACTGAGTTCATCTGTTTGCCACTCAAAGAATGTACCGTTTGCTTTTCCCTTTTTAGCGAGTGAAAGCAGAGGTGTGCGCTCTGGTTCTAGAATGGTTAAAATATCGGATAAGTCTTCGCGGTTAGATGCGAGCGAAGTTCCGCTAATGTGTGATTTGGTCATTGCCATGATTTATTTCCTCCTTGGAGTTTAAGTTTTATTTCTAAGTTTAAGATATACTTGGTAGTCTGTCATTGAGCCTGATCGGTCGAATTTAGCCTTCGCCGCTTGCAGAGCTTTCGTTTTATTCGCCTGTGGAGTCTTGGGCCTAGATGTACCAGCTTCCGTACTTGCCATTGGGGCTTTCGGTTTTGCGGCTGGTTTAGCCTTCTGACCTTGCCTTTCAGATACTGCGTTAATTCCTTCGACAATTAAACCTAACGCAAAGTTAGAGTTTGGCATGTAGTTTAGGATTGGTTGCAATGAAGGGTCACCCTTTAGTTGCATGAACTGCTGGTACCATGCGCTACTCTCATCACCCAAGTATGCGAATGTATCCTTGGCTTGCTGATTCGCGTTTTCGCGCTGTTGTAGCCATTGTTGCCTAGCTGGTGCATCCTTACGCAGAGTCTTATTCGCGTTTGCTTTTATGCGGCGCAATTCAGACTTAGTGTAAGTCGTATCCCCATCCTTTACCACATACTCGTTGCCGTTATCATCGTACTCCACTTCGTTGTCGATATGCTCATCTACCCAATCTAAGAGCGTGGTGAGTTGCTCGACTTCTTTTTGTAGCGACTGAGCATCATTGATACTGTGAAAGGCATTATCCTTGAGGAACTCAGGTAATTCGGCACTAGTGGGTGCTTGCTGGGCTTCTTCGGCCTTAGCTTGCAGTTCCGCATTCTCTGCGAGTAGTGCTTTCTTCTGAGCGGTAAGTCTTCCAAATCGCTTGACGGCAGATGCGTTCAGCGCCTTTGCGAGATCTCGTGACTCATCCTCGGATAAGTTATCCAGGTCGATTCCAAACTTTGAAAGAACATCCGAAGGTTCTGCGGGCGGCGAAGATTCCTCTTCTTCCACTTGCTCCTCTTCGACAGACTGTGAATTTTCCTCTAAGACATCTGTAGGCTCCGCAGTTTCTTCAGCGGGTTCATCCGTCTCTTCGGTAAGTTCGGGTAATTCTTCCTGTGGTTGCTTGCTTTTCAGTAACTGATCTGCAAATTCTGCCATCGAAAGGTTGCCCTCACTTGCATTTGTATTTTCCACGGAATTTTCAGAGGATTCCGAGATAACCTCTTTGGTTGCTATTTCCATAAGTCAACAAGGCTAGTAGCCTAGTGTAGCAAAATATAGCTTCCTGTAGAGCAAATGGCAACAAAAAGCCCCCACGGCTAACCCATAACCGTAGGGGCTTGAATACTATGAACAATTACAAGTTATAGAAATTGTCTAACTCTTCATCGATTGCTTCGAGTTTTCCTGTGAAGTGAAAGTGTAAATTTTGGTTCTCGATATTCTTGCGATTCTGTAGCTCGCGGATGGTTTCCTCCCGCATTGCTTCGCGTACCTCGATATACTTTTTAAAGTGTGGTTCTTTCTTGAGGAAGGTAAGTGCGTTAATTGCTTCTTGAGCATTTACTTCGTGGTATTTTTTCCGTCTCACTTTTTCTTGCGTGCTGTCTTTGCGGCTTTTTTAAATGCCTTGGCTGTTGGTGCGCCTTTTGTATTTGGCTTCCTCATGCGTTCCTTACTCCCACCTTTAATCCGCTTACGCTTTGCGTGTATGTTTTTATATAAACTCATATTACCATTTCTTACAGGACCAATAGCCAGCGGTTAGTTTAGACTTCTTTTCATCGCACTTATGTCGCGCTCGGAAGGATTTACGCCGTGCGGGTATGTTCTTCTTGATGGACATGTTTGGATCTCCAAAGCGTACAAGACGAATCGTATCTTTCTCCTTAGCGAGTACGGCAAACTTTTTAGACTTACCAGGAGTTCGTTTAGGTTTATTATATCCTGAGAATCTTTCTCCACGATGGGTTATGCTCATGCGGCACTAGATGTTTGACCAAATTGTGTAGGTGCGGCTCCGAGCCTTCCAATCGTAGCGTTCTGCTTTTGCTGAATCTGCATTTGGCGCTGTTGCATATATGTCTTAATACGCTCTTGTAGTGCCGGGTCTTGTTGCGCTTTCTGTTGGATATCGGGCTGTTGTAACCATTGCTGGAATACTTGTAGCTTCATTTCGTGTGCATCGTTCTCACGCACATTTGGTGGTACACCCGCCGCTAATTCAGCTATAGTTTGACGCTCTTCCTCAACTGCTTTCTGTGTCGCAGTCTCCCTTGGAAGTATTATCTTCTCTGCCGCTCCAGGCATGATCTGTCCGATTGCAAGGGATAGGAGTTGTTCGGTATCAACCACGCCATTCTTATCCATTGTTGATGAGATTTGACCAATCGTCTTTACCCGTTCAAGCATTTGCTCAGGGTCTTGTGTGGCCACATCGTACTGCATATAAAAATCAAATCGTTCACCCGCCCTACCCTTTGCGTACTTCTGCATATCCTGTACGCCTGTAACGCGAAAGTATTCTTCATTTGGTCCATACTGTTGGTACAGGCTATAGACTTGATTCATTACATACTTCATATGGTGAAGTACTTTATTAATGAAATGTTGTTGCTTGATTTGCCCCTCAACAGGGTCCACACCAGGTGCGTTGTTACCCATGTAGCGATCAAACATTTCCTGTACTAATCTACGAACTTCCACGGAACCAGCATCGTAGCGTGGGGTATCCGCAAAACGAATCTCTCCAGGAGTACGATAAGGAATACGAACCCCCGGCCCCCACTTTGATGGGGCGCGCCCCAAAGGATGTTCTATTGGTGGGACTGTGCTTAAACTTTGACGATCAATACTTGCATCGTACTCCACCTTAATTACCTGTTGGAATGGTTCGCCAACTTCGGGAATTGATCGAGAAGAGTACAATCGTTTGGATGTCTTTTCGTAAGTACTTACAATAAAAGGATATCCACCATGACCATAATCCATAAGGGTATGCTTGGCATAGAGGTCGGCTACTTCGTTACAAAATACAGTACAGTAAATACCAGGCACATCGTCTTCATCGAGTAAACGCTGGTAGCAATATACAACACGAATAGTTTCGTCATCATCACGAAGCACCTCGTCCTGTAAGCTAAGATTATGGGTATACACATCGTTCTCACCTATATTCGCAGACTCGATTGCTTTCTCCACAAACTCTTCATCCCAACCTTCGTTGTGTATTTTTGATCGAAGTTGCTCCGGTGTCATGTTTAACACATGGAATACATAGGGAGCTTCTTGTGGATCGATGGTATAGTTCGGCCAAAAAACATCCTCGTCAGGTGCAAGTGCCTTGATGCGTGGGCGACTTACCACCTTACGGAGGACAGGGACTGTGGTTTCTCCCTCCTTGCGCAACTCTTTTAGCATTGCTCGTGCCTTTGTTTTTGAGACATCGAACTGCTCGGACATAGCCGCAGATAACTCTTCATCCATACTGCCATCGCCAATAGCTTCTGCAATTTGTGGAAGAGCCATAGCAATCTCATCTAGTTTAATGGACTGCTGTTGCTTTAGGTCTTGTTGCTCGTAGTACACATAATGAACCATCATTCCTTTTTCAAAGAAGTGATTGAGTCCGAGTTCTACTTGCTCATAAAAATCGTCCATCTTAGTATTAACCAACCAACGAACAAACATAGAGATAACATTTGCCCGTGCTATATCATTGGACTCTACAGGAGTTGCAACTAGGTGGGCTTGACGAATGGCGTTTAACGACATTGCCACACACTTATTTACCTGGTTATCAACTAGTCTTATCTCTTGATCGGATGCACCAGCCCAAGGGAATACCTCGCCTGTCTGACTATCCGCGGAATGCTTCTTAAAATCATTAGACTTTCCAGCCCAAATACAATTACGGACATCGTAGTCGCGTTGTCTACGATCTATCCATTCACCAAGATTCGACTGTGTCTCGCGGTAAGTATCCCGCAGATAATTTATGTCGGGTTCCTTGGAAACGAACAAAAGTTCGGGGTCTGAGGAATTGTGCATGCGTAGTAAAATGTAGTCTTTTGTCCTTGACTAGTCAATCTAATACCCACCACCTCCGGTGCATTGAAGGCTCGAATTTGTTATGTGATCTGCACCACTAATCAACAAGTACCTGATACAGTCGATCTGATCCTTGAAGTGTTCAGTACGGGATTGCCCACTATATTCAAGTAGTGAGGTGATAGTATTGTCACATCTATCTGATACATAGAGCTTTGGGCGATTACCTATAGTCATAGGCTCAGTATCATCCCACGCTAAGGCATCATTTATCTTAGCAATACCAGCCTCGATATCCACACCTGGTGCTGGACGGAATATAAAATCGAGGTTAGCCATTTGGTTAATAATGTTACTCTCACCCTCCTTGGTTCGCACCGTGGCGGCTCCCATTCGTGGATCGACAATACGCTCAAATATATCCTCACCATCCTCCAAGTCCTCGAAGTGGTTCTTGTATTGATCATAACCCCAACCAAGTGGACGCTGTGCGGGTCCAGGTTTACCCACACTCTTACCCAACGCATTCGTATGAGGTAAAGCCCATTGCCCCATCGTGCTATCAGGGAACTCGCGATATATGTATACTCGTCCATCCGGCATTACACCCGCCCATATGGCAACCCACGGCTTACTCCCGCCAGGGTCGCATACGAAATAACGGGTGCAAGCCAAAGAAGGATCAGCAATGAAGGGGATCTTCTCATGTGGGACAATGTTCGTCTCGCGATTGAACTTCGGAAAACGCCCCTCCATTGCCTTGGACGGTATACCATAGAGACGGGCCAACTTCACCTCTAATGGTTGCTTGGAGTATGTGCGAATCAACTCCTGTCCATCTATAAAAGGAGACTGATCTGTATGAAAATAATAAATCCTACAGTTTGGCCAATTCGCACAAATCTGTTCAGTTGGGACTTCGCGATCTAGTAACTTTGAGTACCTCGTACTAACCGTCTCTGCACCCTTGAGTAAACTATTAATCAATGGTGTCCAGCCTTGAAGGGTCGTGAAGGTAAGGATTAATCGACCGTGGTAATCCACCGTTCTTCCGAGCAATGTATTGAAGATACTTTCGGGAACTTCTTCATCAAGATGGATTGCGTGTGCAGACCAACCCTCGAATATCTGTGGGTCTGCCATATACTGCCTATAATTATTGAAGTATATCGTACTTCCACGCTCTGCACCCGGAGCGGTTGGTGGAAGGATTGCCTTAGCAGAGTTAAATCCATTCTTCTGATTGTATTGTAAGCTATGGTTCTCACTCTTCTTCTTTGCACGCTTGTATCGGGCTGGTAAATTCTGCCAAATATACTTCTGTGCATCAGAGATCGAACGCTCCTCGGTAACATGCATTGAACGAATCTCAGCTTCGGGGATAGACTGTGCTAAGTGTACTAGCATACGAGACGCGAACATGGTTTTGCTCGAACGA